CGCTGGGCATCCGCAGGCGGTTCGCTGGGCATCCGCAGGCGGTTCGCTGGGCATCCGCTGGCGCATTGGGAACGGTTCCCACGATTTCACTTGACGCTCGGCGGACTATTACCCTATATTCGGTAAATCACAGAGCGGCGGATGCCGCAGATCGAAGGTAATCATGCTTTTAGTTGAGAAGTACAGACCGAGCACAATAGACGCTTTTATTGGGATAGATGATGCGCGGGCGGATGCGGCGGATTTAGTCGCCAACCCATATAGCGGCGCGTGGATATTCTGCGGCGCGTCCGGTACAGGCAAAACAACCCTAGCGATGGCAATAGCGGCGGAGCTGGGTGCAGAAGTACACCATATTGCATCCCAGAATTGCTCCGTTGATACCGTCAAACAGCTCCGCCACACGTTAGCTTACAAGCCGATGTTCGGAGCTAAGTGGAGCGTCGTGATCGTAGACGAAGCGGATGAGATGAGCGGAGCGGCTGAAAACGCATGGTTATCTCTAACAGACTCCACAAACCGCCCAACCGATACCATCATCATCTTTACTTGCAATTCCACTGAAAAGCTTAAGGATAGGTTTCTATCCCGTTGTGAGAAGGTGAAATTTTCAAACAATGGTATTCAGCCCGCTATCGCCGAATTACTAGCGCAAACGTGGGAGACCGAGACCGGCGGAGCATCGCCCGCGCCAAACTTTGCACGTATCGCAAAAGACGCGCTAGGGAATGTTCGGGAGTCTTTACAGGTATTACAGAAGCATATTCGGCGCGCATCGCGCGCCGAATAGAAACGCATCATACCGGCATCATAGCGGCATGATACATTTACTTAATAGCGTGGCGGATGCCACAAACCGAGGAGAAAATTACTTTGTCTACTGTCTACGAATCAATCACAGAGCGGATTATTGCGTCTTTAGAAAACGGGATTATCCCGTGGCGTAAGGACTGGCGTACAACGGGCAAGTCCACTGGACTCCCGTATAACCTTGTTTCTAATCTCCCGTATCGTGGGATTAACGTGTTTTCTCTTTTGTGCTCCGGTTATACGTCGAACGGATGGTGTACTTACAAGCAAGCTCAGACGCTTGGATTTCAAGTCCGCAAAGGCGAAAAGTCTTCGCCCGTTATCTTTTGGAAATTTCCCGATAAACAAACTAAGAAGGATAAACCGGATGCGGCTCCGTGGGCGCGCGCGTATCACGTTTTCAATATTGAGCAATTAGACGGCGTACCGGCGGAGCTGCCTTTTGATGGCGTGGTGTTTGATCCGATTGCCGAATGTGAAACGGTGGTCTCCGCTTTTATGGCGTCCGGTTCGCATCCCACGTTGGCGCATGGTGGCGATAGGGCGTATTTTCAGCCGTCGCGTGATCATGTTCAGATGCCACACAAGGAAGCGTTTAACTCTCCTGGCGGATACTATTCGACGTTGTTTCACGAATTTGCTCATTCGACGGGTATCAAGTCCCGTTGTGATCGCTCGGAGCTGCAAGCTTTAAGCGGTTTCGGGGATGAGAATTATTCTCGTGAGGAATTAGTTGCGGAGTTTACCGCGTCTTTTCTCTGTGCAGATACCGGCTGCTCTAATGATGAGCTCATCAGTAATTCGACGGCGTACATACAGGGTTGGCTCCGCAAACTAAAGAACGATAAACAGCTTGCGATGCAAGCGGCGCAAAGGGCGCAAAGGGCGGCGGATTTTATCCTGCTCCGCTCCGCGTCCGTGGCGGCGGTCTCGGATGATGCCGTCTCGGCGTGATCGGGAGAATACCTGGGCGCGCGCGGTTCGGATCGCGCGCGCCTATGACCATAGGCGGTTCTAACACTGGGATGGTATCGGGATGAATGAATTGGTTTGTGCTACGGGCGCGCGTGTGAGCTCGGTTAAGGTTCTGGAGTCGCATCAAACATTGGATACCGTCCTGGCGGTTCTGCGGGCGGCTGGCGAACATCTGAACGATTGCGGACAATACGATTTTGAGTCCATGCAAGTGCTTTCGGACTTGTGCGAACTAATCGAGGATGAGGCGGAGGGTAAAACGTTTTGGGTTGGCGTGTATCTGGAGGATCGCGCCTATGGTGGGCGCGAGGAGGGCGGCTGGTGGTATGAGTATGGCGTCTTGCAAACCGCCCGCTGGGTCTATGAGGAGTGCGGCGTCTTTCCGTCCTGCCATCCTACGCGGGCGGCGGCTCGGATCGCGCGGGACGCTTTTGAGGCTGGGCTTAATAGGCTCAATTCGGAGCGGCGGAGCGATATTGGTTCTGTACTCTCGGAGGGGCGGTTTGTGGCGGTGATCTTTGAAAATGAGCTGGTGCAGAGCTATCCCACAAAAAAACCGCATTACGAATAATTTTTCTATGCCCGCATCATGGCGGCATGATACATTTATTTTCAGCGTGGCGGATGCCACAAAAGGGAGGTCTAAAGTGTCAAGGTCAAACGTCTCAATTTATAACAATTCAATCGAGCTCATCGCGCGCGAGGATCGCGCAACTTTTGAGTCTTACTTCATCGGTTACGTGGCGTCTTCTGTACCGGAGTCCGCATGGGTCGAAGCGATAGAGCGGGCGCGTCAATATGTTTCGTCGGATGCCTCTCTTAAGGTCTCCTAGTCTCTAGCGTGGCGGATGCCACAAACCGCGAGGACTGGCGCGTTAATCCAGTCCAAAGGATTTCTCAAGATGATGCGGATTAAACTCTTTCGCTGTGATTCCTGCGAGGCTCTAATGATTAACGGAGTCTTCTGCCATGAAACCGGCTGTCGGCGTTCGCGGTCTCGCTGGGATGAAGAGTCTGGGGAATGGATTGACCAGATTAAATGCCGTGAGTGTGGCTGCATGTTTGACAAGGGTTCGGACTGCTGCTCTGAGTTCTAAAAGCGTGGCGGATGCCACAAACCGCGAGGGCTGGCGCGTTATTCCAGCTCAGAAGGTTTCGCTATGTCGGAGTTTTTCAAGTTCGCATCTGTCGCGCATCCTCAAAAGTATGGATACGCTTTTGATCGGTCTGTCTGGTCGGTCAAGTCCACTGAAACAAATCAGTATTTTCGCCAGTTTGAAACGTACGGGGACGGTCTAACACAGCATAGCGGGGACTGGAACGTTACGTTTGATTTTCTGACGGATTATCTGGCATCCCTGGCTGTCGCTATGATGGCAAATGATGAGCTGGCGCGGACGGCGGCTTATTCCCTGCGGCACGATACAACGGCGGATAGGATCGCGTTTGCGGCGTCTGTCGTCTGGCGCGAGTCGGATCGGAGCTGGGAGAAACGGCGTTATTACTCCATGACACTTTTGAAAATGGGGACGCGGACAAAAGAGCATGACAAGCGGTTTGAAGAGATACGTGATTCTGCGGACGGTTCGCGCGCGTCAATCTTCCGTCTGGTCAATACCTCGTATGCCTCCATGTTCGATTCGTTCCAAATGGCGGAGGCGGTTAAGTCCTGGGCGGATGCTCAACCCAAATATGTACAAATTGGGGAGGGTTTCCCTGAGTTCTTCGGCGGGGACTATGCCAAAAATTCCCAGCTCCGCTCCGCTCTCCAATGCTGCCGCTACGTGGTTGAAGCGGTAGAGCGGCGCGAGTGGGCTCAAGGTTCGATTGATAACTATGCGGCTCGGATCGCGCGCGAGGCGGAGCGGGCGTTGGATGATGCGGCGGCGGCGGCGGCTCATTCGGAGGTGGCTTAACATGGCGGCTCGTCGGCTGGCGTCTCCTGGTTGGATAACGGCGCGGACTATTCCCTCGTGCTCCAAGTGTGGCAAGCGGATTCTTAAGGGTGAGCGGATTTTTTATTATCCCTCGTCACAATCCGCGCTATGTATGCGTGAGGACTGCGGATTGCAGGCATCGCGGGATTATGCGGCGGCGTGTTTTGATGAGTCAAACTGCGTCTGGTAACTCAAGCGTGGCGGATGCCACAAAACCGCGAGGGCTGGCGCGTTATTCCAGCTCAGAAGGTTCTCATCCCATGCTTCGTACTGCGATTGCGGTTAAATATCTTCCTTACACTTCAACCCGTCCGTCTCGGCTCAAGGCGGTCACGCTGTCGGATCATCCCATCTCGGCCACGGTCTCCTTCGATAAATATGACTGTGACGCCGATAGGTACGGGGCGGCTCTGGCGGCTCTGCTCTCTAAGCTGGGTGATGGCTGGGGTGATGCCTCTCAGTGGATTGCGGGTAACACCTCGGATGGGCGCGTTTATGTTCGCTCGGATCGTGCGGTGATCGGTGGCTAAACAAACGTTAATTCTAGGATCGCAACGGGCGGAGTTGCTAAAGAACTGGCGGAATGGCGTAATCCTGGCGGAGCTGGACGAGAAGCATGATCCTCGTCCGGTTCTCAAGCTGTTCAATCCCTGCGGGGCTCAAACGTGGCTATTGACTGAGATTGTGGACGGGGATGATGAGGATACTATCCTGTTCGGTCTCTGTGATCTTGGCTTCGGTACTCCTGAGCTGGGTTACGTTTCACTGGCGGAGCTAAAGAGCGTCCGTTTCATGGGGGGCGCGTTGGGTATTGAGCGTGATATTCACTTCTGCGCCACTAAAACACTGGCGGAGTATACGGCTGAGGCTCGGCGTCTCGGAAGAATTGAGGTTTGTTAAATGCGTTTGGACTATAGGACTGCCATACAACGGCTGACGGATGCTCAGATATACGCTCCGGCGGTAGTACCTGGGCGGGCTGTCGGCGGCTGGCTGGTCTTCTCTGCAACCCGTGAGATTGCGCGGGACGCAACTTTAGAGGGCGCGGTAGCGGCGGCGGTGGCTTCTATGCCTCCGCTGCCTCCGCGTCCGCTGTTCCTGGCTGACGGTTTGAACATCATCAGGATCGGTACGGTGGTGGCAACGGCTGGCTCTAAGGTGATGGCTCAACGGATTGCTAACGCGCTAAATGCTTACAACCCGAATGAGAGAGGAATCTAGCGTGGATATGAGTGTAGAGATTAAGGACGTTCGGGGGGAGTTTGTGATTCAAACCATCCTAAATGGCGGAGCTGTCCGCTTTACTCTGACTATCGAAGAGGCTGACTTGCTGGCTCATAAGTTACAGGCTCAAACCTATGATGCTCGGATGGCTCGGCGCAATCGGGCGAATGAGAGGGGTATCTAAAAATGTCATATCACGTTGTTTACGAAAGAATGAGCGCGAGTGAGCGCAAGATTATTGACTCCGCGTATACAGCTTTGCGGCGTGTCCTGGTCGAAGCTGGCGAACGTGTCTCGAATACGGACGCGGCTGAGGTCTTGGTTGAAGCGATTGCCGAATACGTTGTGGCGAGTAGAGAAGAGGCGGCGCGGGCATGATCGGGCTGATTGTCCTGGCTTATGCTGTCGGCGTCCTGCTGGGTTCGCTGGCTCTTATTGAGTGGCTTGTCCTGCGGCTTGGTCGGATCGGGCGGGCGGCAACGGCGGCTCGGTCCCTGGTCGTCAAACTGCGGCGGATCGTCCGCTAAACGTTTTCTAAACCTGTTCCAAACAGCCTCACGGATCGCATCCGTGGGGCTTCTCTATTTCGGGGGTACTCTGGGCTGTCCGATTCTCTGGCGGCTCGTCCTGGGGGCTCCCTGCGCGTCGTTTGGGGGTGTCCTGACTATTCCCATGCGCCGGCGGCGGTCTCTGGCTTCGTCGTCTTCATCGCGGCATGGGCATCTCTGCCCGCTGGGGAGGTGTCCGCGTCCGTCGCATTGTTCGCAGTCGTAAATCATTCCTGATAGGCTCTCGGCGTCTTATAGGTTCGGGCTGGCTGCGGCGGCTTTCCTCTGGTCGGATCGTCCGCGTGATTGTCCGCCAGTAGTCGATGATAGGGGCAAAGGTTGTCGGCGGCGGCGGTCAACTTATTGCATAGGGCGGCGGTGGGGTGTTCTCGGTGCTGGCATCCTTCCATGTTTCCTCCTGCTCGAATAGACCTAAAATCCGCTCGGCCTGGGCTCCGGCATAGTAGCGCGCTGACCTTTTTATATCGTCTCTGAGCTGCTGGCTGGCGGTCTCCTCGGTGATGTTTAGGGCTCCAGCATAGGCGCGGGCTTGCTCTGCGAGGATCGCGGCGGCTTGCTCTCTCGTGTTAATCTCACCGTCAATCACGCTGCAAAGGATTTGACAGATGCTCACCATTATCGTTTCCGTCCTCGTGGCTTTGCCGGTGGCTTGGTATATATGGGGGCTTTCCTATCCTTTGGAGGTGCGGCTGGTGTTCCTGGTGGCTCTGGTTTTGGGGATGGTGGACGGGCAACGGCGAAGGCGCGCCGACAAACCTCAAACCTTCCAAGACTTTCGTTAAACTCCGGTCTCATGCTTTCGGCTTCCTGAATTGTGCAGCTCTGGAGCACGTTGCAAAGTGGCTCTCTGCCTTGGCGTCGTCGTCGCTCATCGGATTCATGGGAATAACTTGATCCTTCGGCGTCTGCCAAAGTTCCATCTTCTCTCCACACGGACAAACTTTCATGGCTAGAAAATCGTATCCGGTTTCTTTGAGTAGGCGGCGGTTCTCTGGGAACGGCATAGCGGCTCCTCTTTAGGGTTGGGTGGGGGCTGGGCGCGCGTCCAACCCCCTAACCTGCGGAGCAACGGGAGTCCGTCCGGTTCGTCCCCCCGTACAAACCTGCTCCGCCTTGCAGGGAGGGTTTAGTCCTCCGCTGCAATCTCTGACGCGGTGAAACCTACAACCTGATAGCTCCCAGCATCCTCGCCAGTGAGTATGTAGGTCAAACCTGCGTGGCTCTCGGCCATCCTACAGTCCTTTGCGTGTTTCTTCGGTTTGACCTTCTTCAAAGCCCAGCGCGGATCAATAAACCCATCCTGTACCGGCTTGGTGAGACCTTCGCGGAAGTCTCGTTGTAGGTCTTCAATCGAAGTAACCAAAAACGCAATCGGCTCTAGGATCGGCTGCTCGTTTCCGAATTGAGCGTGGCTGGTGGCTGGCGTATTGATTAGTACGCTGTCCTCCTCCTCCTCGTCCTCTCCGTGGGGTTCAACCGGCACGATAATCAGGTCTCCGCCTTTTGCGGCAATCACGCCTATCTCCGTGTCCTCGTCTTCAAACACGGGAAAAGCCCAAATATCATCAAAGCCTATTGGTTCGTTGTTGTCGTGCTGTATCCGGTTGATCGTGTTGCCATTGGTTTGCAGGAGATATATCACTTGATTAGCTCCCCCTGCTTCTCGTCCTTCTTCTTCTCGTCCTTCTTTCGGGTTGTGCGGCGTGGCGCGGGCTCGGCGGCTGCTTCGGGCTCGGCGTTCACGGTCTTAATCGTGCCATCCTCCATGTAGATGCCTAATTTGCCTGTCGTATCAACCTTTTCCATAAGAATCTGGAAGTTCTGCTCGTGTGCCATCTGCTCCAGGATCGCCAGTCCGGTATCGTCCAGCAAACTACCGTCACGGATCAACAGGAATCGAAGCTCTGGCTTGTTCGCCATACCGATTGCAGTTGATACGCGGATTTGTTCGGCGGAGCTGGCCTCCGATAGCGGGACTCCGTTATAGGTGATGATCTTCTTCGGGTTCTTCCGTTCCCGTCCGCTTGATCCTTCCGTGATGGTCTCGAAGCTCAACCCAGGGACGGGGAATTTAGCATTTTCAAGGGCGGATGCAATCGTGATCTTCCGCGCGCGGACTTCCTCCTCCAGCCGCGTCACTTCAACCTTGATCGCGTCTACCTCGCGCTCAAACTGCTCCCGCTGGGCTTTGTTGGCGTTGTTGGTGGCGATAGCCGAATTGGTGCGGGTGGCTTCGCTTACCTTCGCGTCCAGGGCTGCGCGGTCTTTCGGCTCGTCCAGTGGCTTCCATTCCACCATTGTCTTTTCGGTCTCGCGGTTATATGCGTCCAGTTGCTTAAGCTCGCTTTGCAGGTTCTCAATCTGCTTCTTCTTCTCGGTTGCCTGTGCCAGTTTCCGCTCGTGCTCGTCGTCAATCTGACGGCGGCGGTTGCGTTCCCGTTCGATGGCATCGTTATGCTCGGCGGCGGCTCGGCTCTGCTGTAGCAGGTCGGCAATATCGGCCTCGGTTGCGGGGAGCGTCTTGTCGATGGTGATGTGATCGCGCGCGGCCTCCAGCCTCTTAGCCTCTCCCCTGCGCTTGGTGATCGTCTCTCCTGCGGTCTCGTTGCGGGTCTCCAGGTCGTCTACATCGGCGTCCATCGGGACGAGGCTCTTGAGGGCTTGAAATTGCTCCTCTGGCGTGTAGCGCATAAACTTCAGCGGATCGAATCCCAGGTCTCCCGCGATACCGTCCAGCCAGTCCGTGGGGGCTTTGATGAGCGTCCCGCTGGCCTTCTGCTCTATCTGGAGGTCTCCGCCCTTGTCGTCCAGGTGGCGGGTGATGATGTGGGTGTTGGTCTCAATCCTGATAAAGCCCTTTTTCTGTCCCTGTCGGATGAGCGTCGGGGAGAGCGTCTTTCGGCCTAGCAGGGCATAGAAAACCACGTCCAAAACTGAGGTCTTCCCTGCTCCGTTGGCTCCGGTCATGGTGGTCATGTAGCGGTTAGGCATGAAGTCGATGACCTTCACGTTTTTAAACTGCTCGGCTGTCACCCTGATTAGGTACTGGTTCGTGTTCGCGGCGGTTGTCATGGTCTAGCTTTCTTTCCTCTCTTCTTCCAGTTCACGTTCTAAATCGCGGTCAATCAATCGGACGTTGCGCGGTGCTACGTCGTACCATTCGCGGAGGAATTGCCTAAGGGCTTCGGCAAACTCTCCCTCTTCTCCTCCTGGCCTCCCGCTTTTGACGGTGATCGTTACTTCATCGTGTGAGCCCCAATATCCAGCGGATAGCTCCTGGGGTATGTCGATTTCAAACTCCAGTGTCAGCGGCTCCATTTATTCGCTCTGCCAGTCGTTGGTGTAGATGAGAAACCTGAAAGCTGCTTCCATCGTGTCAATGTGAACGTCGCGCAATACTTCGGTGCGGGCAATTTTCAGGACTGCCAGCGCGTCTTTGTTGTCTTTAACGTGCTGAACAATCCGCTCATGCTTGAGCCAGCCCACAACTGCAAGCTGGTTAGGGAGTGATCCGGTCTCGCGTTTCATCCGCTCCCATAGCGCATCAGTTCGGATAATCATTTCCTCATAGGTTTCGGTTTGTGTTGCCGTCTCAATCATCGTGATCCTGCTTTCTTTCGTTGTGCGCCGTTCTTCGGCGGGTGGTTGTCGTAGTAGTAGGCGATGATCTTGTGCAGCATGGAAGTCCTGTCGCGGTGGTCTGCCTCGGCCTCATCGTCTATCGCCTTCAACCTGTCGGCTGGGAGTCGAAAGTTTACTTTTACGTTCTCCATCCTGCCAATCTAAACCGGATGGCAGCGGGTGTCAACGTAATACATTGTGATACGTTTTGTTAACAAAAAAGAGCCGCGCCAGAGAGAGGAGGCGCGGCATGATCGAACGTCAGAAGGAATAACTACCTTGGCAAAGTTTAACTCGTTTGCATCTCCTCCTGCGGCTCATCTTTCACGAGACCTTGATCCTCACGCCAGAGATAGCCAGGGTGCGCGGCCTCTATCTGGCGGATGAAGGCGTTTCGCTCCGCGAGGTTCATCTGGAGTTGCTGTTGTATCGCGTTGTGCTTGAGGGCGAAGTTCTCCAGCCTCACCCGCTCAAGCTCGTTTAGGGTTCCGTTGCTTCCGCTCATCCGTCTTCTCCTGTTGTGTTGCTGCTTCTACCACCTGGGCGGCGGCATTTTCAAACGTTGCCTCCCTCGGCTGCGGGATCGGCTGCGGCTGTGTTGCGGCTGTCCTATCAGTCACAACTTTGAGCCGGTTCAGTTCTCCGTCGATGCGGCGGATCGCTTTAACTTCCCAGGCAATCGTCGCGGATGGATCGACAGAGTAGACCTTAAACTTTCCATTCGTGATTCGTCCCGCTGCTACCTGTCCACCAAAGACGGGGTTTGCGTCGTCCACTATCACGGTGAGCAATATGCTCCGGTCTTCCGTAAACGTGAGGGCTTCAAAGTAATCCGGTAGTGTCACCTCTGCGATGCCGTTCGCGGTTGTCACCTCGCCGCGATAGAAGACTCCCGCCTCTGGCCCTTCGAGACAAGAGTGTGTGAGTTCTTTGGTGTCATCGAGCGGGTGCGGTATAACAAAATTCTTCGTCCCGCCAGTCGTATTGAGTCCAGCATGGCAATTCAATACAGACCAGCAATCAATAGATGGGCCTGTAGAAAGATTCACGGAAAAATTCCCGCCCGCACCAACGGAGAAATCTCCGGTCACTTTGAAATTGCCGTTCATAGTAAGCACAGTCGCCGCAATCGACATTGCGGCGACTGTGCTATTGGCGCGAGTGATGCTTAGGTAGGGTGTACGGGCTTGCGCTGCATCCAGTAAGGAATAATGCATCGTTTGACCGAAGATGGTTGTTTCCCAAATCCGCTCGTTGTAATTTGGATTTCCGCTTGCAACGAGCGCGGTGTAAGGGGTGGCAAAATCACTCCCTAAGCTCGCGTGAAATCCGTTTTGCGAATGGTCGTAAACGTCATAGGCTGTAGCCGCCCACAAGTGTCCTACCTTCGTGGTATTTGAGGTTATGGTTGTGTTTGCGCGGCTGAAAGATGCTATGTCTCTGATGGGATACGATGCATCCCCTGAGTAGTGCTTTATCGTTAGTTTTGCGAGGTCTGCATTAATGCTGGGTGAGTTCTCAGTTGTAAACTGAAAACTGCCTGGATAGTTTGTTCCCGATACGTTGTTAATTCCCAAGTCAAGGCGTATGACGGGGGGTGTCGCGTCGGCCACTACTGCCGCCGGTATTGCATATTTCCCCGCAGCGTCCACCCTTGCCACGGCTAATCCTGCTCCGTTTCCAAAGGTGACGCCAGTTCCCTTGTACCAGTTGAAATAGACGTCGCTTCCTGCCGTACCGTCTATGAATTGGGTTGTGATGGAGGTTCCCGTCTTCATCGTTAGATTCGCGTTGAACGTTGAAAGTCCACCAACCGTCAGATTCACTTTAGCGTCAACCGAACCCCAAAAATGGGTCAGGGAAGTATCCCGCGAGTTGATATGCAGTTCACCCCATGAATCTATGTAGCTCGCGGGGATTGCATTATCCAATCGAATCTCAAAGGTCGTTCCAAACGGCGTAGCCTTTCGCCCGAAAAATAAACCGGAATAGCTCGTTGAAATCCAAAGGTCGTGAATCTGCGTTCCGCCTGCTCCTACCGCCAACGTCCCGTCTATGGTCATTGAACCCGTAAAGCTGTTCGCGGTATTAAGGCGCGGTACAGTGGCGGGGTCTATCGAAGTTCCCCATGCGGTTCCTGTTGAGACGCCGATACCTGCGGGGGGCCACTCCATCCCGCTCCCGCCTCCACCATCGGGGGTGTTGGCAAAGGTTCTGACGGGTGAGCCAGCGACTAAGCAGGTGTTGAACGCTGCCGAATCTGCCGAGAGATGGCCGGTAACAGTCTCATCACCAATTATGGTGATTGGGGCGGGGTCGCCAGCGATTGTAGAACCTGCAATCTCTACCGCCGTGAGTCTTCCCATCCAAGCGTTACCGGCTAGGCGAAAGTCTCCCGTCTGGTTTGTGTCGCCGGTAATATTCACATCGGAGAGATTCGCGTATCCGTCTATTTGTGCGTTGCCTTCAATATGCACACCAGCATGGAAGATTGCACCGCCGAACTGGTCGAAGTTCGCGGGAACGTATTGACTGCCTGACCAGATATAGGCTTGTTCGGCGGCGTTGGTGTGGTCTTTGATGATGACGGTTGCGCGGCCATTGGTGACGGCTTCAATCGTGTCGCTTCCCGCATAGTCCCAAGGAATGATGACGACTCCATTGTTAGATGTCACGGCGCGGTCAACTGCTGATTGGATGGTGGGGTAGGTTGCGTTGCCCACAAAGTAGGTATTGTTTAGCGCGGTGCTGAAGAGATGGCCGCTCTCGGTAATGACTGCGTTTTTGCCGATGAGTACATGGCCGCCTAGATAGTTGAGGCGAAGGGTCTGGTCATAGGTCGCAGGGTAGGTTATTCCCTGCAAGTCGGTGGCATCCTCTGCCGTCTTCGTCCATACATACATGCCCTTCGCGCCCGCATGTGCTATCGGGGAACTTCCCAACCAAAGGTCGGCGACGTCAGGGTGTGCGCCTCTCACAACCTGTAATTGCCCGTTAACTCCCACGGACGTATTGAAAACGCTTTGCGGTTCACCTCCCCCTGCTGGCTCGATGCAATCGAGATAGATAACGCTCCTGCCGTCTGCCTCGTTGCTGAGTCCTTCCAGTTGAATATGCCCTAGTGATGTGGTTGTTGACCTGGCAATCAGTCTTCCCGTATCTGCCAGAAAATCCATGTAGAAATGCCCGTCATAGGCGAAGGGGATATTGCTGCTCGCGGCATACCAAAGCCCTGAGATTCCGCCTAGCTGTGCGAAGTCTTCCGGTATAAAGGCGGTTCCGTTCCACATCCATTTCTGATTTCTGCCCTCTCGCTGGTCGATGATGAATGTTGAGGGGTGTCCTCCGGTCACGGTGGCGATGTTATCGGCTATGTCGTGCCCTTGAACCACAACAATATCCGCGATTCCCCCTCCGTAGACACGAACGTTGTCAACCGCTTGTTGAACCGTAGAGAACCCCGCTCCCCATCCCGTCACGTAATAGGTGCTATTAATCTGGCCTATATCAATAGGCGCTGTTCCTGTCGCGGTTGCCATATCTACTCCTTCTTAAAAATGGGTTCCTGGGATATTCACTTCAAGTATTCCGCCCGTATCGGCTATGCATGTTTGTACGGTGGTGCTGTGTGGAGCTGGGTTAGGCATCGCGCCGTTGCGTACCTGGGGCAACCATGTAACGGTGTGCTTTCCCGCGTGATCCTGCGTTAGCAAAAAAACATAGAGCTGCCCTGGGGTGACGTTCTTGAGCCGCAGATGCTTGATCGACGTGACGAGGTGGATTTGGAAGGTCTCCCCCAGGGCTGCGTCGATGAGGACGGTTTGCGCGGCGTCGATGGCAACGGTTCGTCTCATGGGTAATAGGTTCCTGGTCCGATGGCGTAAAGGTCTCCAAACTCGTCCGCGATAAATGTTTGGATCGTCGTTGAGTTTGGGATGTGGTCTATCCTTGCGGCGTTCTTCACGTTTGGAGGCCACACAAAATCCCAGTTCCCCGTCGCATCCTGCACGATGATGAAGGTATAGAGATTCCCTGGGATCATATTCTCGGCGGTTGAGTACGATACGTTTCCTGGGAGTGTCGTCTTAAAAGCGGTGTACTCGTCGCCTGGAAATATCATCCCGTTCGCTGCCGCGATGATGAGGAGCATATTGGTGATCGGCGCGGGCAAGGGCGGCGGGGGTAGGTTCGGATCGTAGGGCTGGAGCGAATCAAGGTCAAAGTCTCCAGCGGCGTTAAACCGATAGGCGTTTACCTGTACCGTGTCGCCGTTCGCATCTTTGACTGTGACGGTGTAATACGTGCCTGGGGGCTGGATGAGCGGGTTGCTGTAGAGATAGGCAGAGAAGGTTCCCAGGTCTTGCGCGCTGGTAGTCATGCCTACCGGCTGCGTTATTTTTCCAAACATCGCTTCGTTTGGAATATGAGGTATCTGGCTCCCATAGCCGCAAAGTGCTATCTCGATTGAGCCTAGTTCGGGCTCGCTGGTGGCCGCAGTATCCGACACGACATTATCGAGTTTTCCGAACAGATGAACGTCTGGTGCAACCGCCATCTCTCTCACCTCACCCGAAAAAAGTTAACTGGCCTACAGAAGCAAGTCGCGGATGGCTCTCTGGATCGCTCAGGATATGCTCTGTGAACCATTCGCGGTTAATGTTGTGCAGCTCGGCATAATAGAGGCTCTTGCCGCTGTCGTTGTTCACGCTCTCATCGTCGGAGATGCCGTGGTATACATCATCGACGCGCCTTAGCAGCTCCCGAAAGTTTGCGTCCTTCGGGTCGATGCTGCCGTATATCTGGATCGTTCCGCGGTAGTCCGGTGCGGTCTTGATTACGCGGAGCCAGTCCCCTCCCTGCCATCCCGCGATAACGCGATTGGAGAGTACCTGGGCAACTGCCAGCATCACCTCGACGCCTCCGCTGCTGTACGCCTCTTCAACGATGAAGTCCACGAGGCGGGATTTGATGTAACTCTCGTATGTCAAGGCTTCGGCTCCTTCTGTTCGATGGCGTCTCTACATGCGTTGACTGCGGCCTGAGCCAGTTCTGCGCTAACCTTGCTGTCCGATTGCACAATCACGATGCAGGTGATTTGTGGTGATCGCTGAAACTGCGGGGATGCCACGCGGAAACGGGGATGGCATCCGGTAAGGGTAAGGGCTAACATCGCGCATCCCCCCGCACGTCGCAGTCTTGCCGCGCTATGCCGTGTTGTCCAATGATGAAGCGATAGGCAATCTCCCCAGGCGTGTGCAGAACGAGGATCAGCGGCTCTATCAGCATGGCTTCCCGATAGTCGTGTACCGCTCTGTCCAGCTCCCCGAACGTTCTCACATCGCATCTCATCTCCCCGCCTTTCGTTCTCTGTACTGTTGCAGGGTCTCCCTATAAAGCTCACTGGCCTCGTTCTGGACTACTGCACCAAAGGCGCGGTCTACCTCATCCTCGGTCAGAACGTCGTTCGTGATGAGCACGAGGAGGGCTGTTCTCCAGCCGCGATAGCGTTCCCGTACCGGCACGTCCATCTCATCGAAGTACATGAGGCTCCATTCGGGTCCACAGTCCCATTGGAGGCTCGTGAGACACTTCACCATCCGCACACCGTTGTCCCACACCCAGGCACTAATCCCGATGCGTCCCGCGTGTGTCTCGCTCGTGCCTTTGAGATAAACGGCATCCTCATGCAGCCAGAGGCGCGCGGGGGATCGCGTCTTGTCTTGCAGGGTGAGCAAGCCGGTTTTGTCGTCTGGCGCCCATACCTTGATTACAGCGGGCTCGATACTGGCCTCCACTCCTGCGGCCTGTAGCTTGCGGATGAAGGTGTGAGGGTGAAGGATATTAACCAAGCGCATCTCTTCGTTGCGCCGTCCCATCCATCGCTGTTGCCCCTTCCATCTGCGCTCATGGGCTGAACGATAGTTCTCCTCGAATAGCTCCTGCTCGGCCTCTATGGTCTCCTGGCTCCCTGGCTTCTCGTCGTAGCGAATCTCTATGTCTGGAGTCGCCAGCTCCTCGTCGTAGCTCTTGGTCACGGGCTTGAGGTTGGATCGGATTTGTCCCACTTCTGGCATCACTTCTTCTCCTGTGGCGTCTCAGGTTGATCGTCTGACTTCGGCATATCGGGGTTTCCATGCATACTTCGGATAATGTCCGCAATAACCGGAGCATAGATGGCGGGCTTGGTTCCCAGCTTCGCGGCCTTAAACGCCATCTCCGCCATGAGCGGATGCGTGATGATCTGCTTGAGGACGAGGGCGGCTCCCACCTTGGCCGTAACCGCTGCCGTTACTCCATGCGGGACGAGGCTTGCCACGCCTTCCATCCCTGCCTTTGTTGCGATGTGATGCCAGCCGTTTCTCGCAAGGTCGTAGTACCACTGTTTCCGTCCCGTCGCTTCGGCGGCGGCTATCTTCTGTTTCGTCTCGGTCTTTCTCGCAAGGTTCCCCGCCTTCCGCTCCTCGTCGCGCGTCTTCCATTCGGCGGTTGCTGTCTTGTGCTCCCCTTTCAGCCTCTCTACTTCGGCCTCATGCGCTGCGGTGTCTTCTGCGCTTCCCTGTGCGGCCTCGGCCTTCGCTGCGGCCTTCGCTGCCTTGTCCAGCGCGGGCTCTCCTGCGAGGTCGTTAATGATGTTGTTCATGGCCTCGTACCGCTGGGAGCCGAGGGTGTTGCTCAAGCGCGCTTCGCCTACATCGTTGACCAGGGATTTCCAGTTGCTTTGCAGTTTGCTTACGTCAAACTCTCCCGTCCGCTTGGCTCCTGTCCAGGCATTGGTGAAGGCATCATCGACGCGCTTAACGAGGTATCCGTGATTGAATTGCGCGCGGGCTATGGCGTAGTCGGTGAGCGTCCCTGCGCGGCCTAAATACGGATCGCTGCCGTTGAACATCTTTTGCATCTCGGCCTGTTTCTCTGCGAGTAGCTGACGGTTGGCGCGGCCTGTCTTGTCTTGCAGGTCGTTTATCTCTTCGTTGAGGTCTTGGAAACTCCCCCCTGGACGGTCTTTCGTTAAGTCCTGCCAGCGGTCATACATCGCCTTTGGACCCTTCATTACCTCTTTCGCTGCGTCTCCCATATCGGCTACGCGGGACATAGCGGTGTCCACGTCCAGCGGCTCGAACGTCGGCTGGTGCAGGTATGGCGAGTATTCATGCTGGGGGAGAAGGTCTCGATACTCCCTCATCTGCTGCATTACATCGCTGTGGCTCTGGAGAATATCGGCCTGACGCGCCACGGGTAGCTTGCTGAAATTCGGGTCTTGCAGAATGGTCTCGATGTTGTTGAGGTGCGCGGCGGCTATCTCTGGATCGGTGGTTATGACACTTGGACCTCCGCGCGTTGTGGCCTCTCGAATCTCGGAGCCTGGGCGAACCCCCGTCCGGTCCTCGGTGGCGCGCATGATCGGCTCTTTGTGGGAGAAGGGCGAGGACGGCGGCTCGGCTGGCTGTCCTGGTGGGACGGTCTCTGGGGTTAGGTCTGTGCCGGTGGCTACGGCTCCTGGGGTCTCGGCATAGCGGGGAAGGTCGAAGGGCTCGGCCTGTTGCATCTCCCAGGGCTTCATGTTCGGATCGCCCTTGCCTTCTACCACGCGCGTCCCTGTCTGCTTATAGCGGGCTCCAGCCTCGTGCAACAGGTCTCCCGCCTCTGTCGTCGCTGACCACCCAGGGATGTGAAATTGATAGGGCTCGGTTGCGCTGCGGCTGGGGAGACCGAGTTGCTGGATGTTGGTCGGAGTCCCGCGTTGATCGACGGCGCGGTATTGATTCAAGTCCTCAAGCTGCTCTCCCGTTACCTGCTGGGCGGTCTGTCGCTCGTGCCGGCCAAAACGCGCGGCGGCGGGTTCGCGGGTCGGGATCGGCGCGGGCTGTCGCGGGGCGGGCGGCTTCGGAGTGACTAACTCTGGCTTGGGCTCTGCCTCAATTTTGACGGGTGGCGGTATCGGCTTCCCTGTGAGGAGTTCGGCGGCTTCGCGCTTAAGCCTGTCCAGATACTCCGCCATCGGCGCATGGAGATAACTCGCTCCAATATGGAGGAGACCTGATGTGATCGCGTTCTCTTTGGCTTGCTGTGCGTCACCTCCGCTCATGATGTAGCTCTGGGTTCCACCTGTGGCGGCGGTGTTGAGCCCTGGCACAATCTCGTGAACGGTGCGGAGCCCGATACCTAACGCTTGCTTGACGATGGGGAATTTCTCCAGCGTCTCCCCCAGGTTTACCGCCTGTTTCAGCGTCTTGATAACATCCAGCCCCTGCGCTGCCTTTGTCGCGCCTCCCACTCCCAGCGCGGCTCCTCCTCCTATCAGTGCGGACAGTCCCTCGAATCCGAGGTAATCGGCTCCCATCGCGCCCATGTGCTCATTGATTCCCCCGCCTTCCGTCCAGTCCCTTAGCTCTCCCTGCTGCTTGAGCCATTCCGCGCCCTTCCGCATGTGCTCCTGCGCGCTCTTGGGGACTACTCCCCCAGCGTGTTCCGTAACGATGTTGAGGAGCCCGCCGAGACCTGTAGCCGCCTCTTTCCCCGCTCCCGCTATCTGGGCATAGTCGGGGTTCGCCTCCTCCATAAATGAAGAGACGTTCGATGCGGCGTTCTTTACTCCCTCCGTGATCTGGTGGAACATGGTGGGCTTTTCGAGCGGCTGTTTGTCATACGTTACGGCCGCTGGTGCGGGCTGCTGCGCGGGTATTGGGGTAGCCTCCGACGTTGGCTGCGAGTCGAAGGTTATCGCCTTGGTCGTCGGCTGCGTGTCGTACGTTATACCCGTCGAATTTTGCGCGGCTGCTGGCATCTGCGTTTCCTACCTTTTAACTTCCTTGCCATCGAGCGAAAATTCCTTGCCGTTGAGCATGTAGCCCACTGGGTTCCCTTTCGCGTCTCGCCCGATAAATGCGCCTTTGGGAATGACTGCCGCTGGCTGCTGCTGCGGTTGCGCCTGGGGCTGCTGCTGCGGCGGTTGCTGCTGTTGTGCTGCGGGGCTGGAATACAAGAGCCGTTGCATCTCGCCTTCGAGCCCGTAGTCTTTGAGGGCTTGCTGGCTGTCCATGTTCAACAGGTCTGGCACGTCGGTATGGAAAGCTCTCTTGTATCGGTCGTTAAGCGTCCCTGTGCGGATGAGAGCGGTATGCGCGAACCCCTTGATAGCGGCTTCCATCTGCCCCAGATTCGCGTTTTCATCAATGATCTTGTGGCCTTCTTCTATATCGGTCTCGTGCAGGGCATGGTTGTTGTTGAGGAAGTTCATATATTCCGTTCTCAAAGCCTCAATCACTGGGAGAACGGCTTTTACTCTGGGGTCTCCTGTCATATTGCGGAGCTTGTTGTACGGGATATTGAGAAATGGTAGGTCTGTATTGCGGAGTTCACCGATACTGTTCGATAGGTTTTTGGCATGGCCGAGGAATTGATTGAACGCTTGGATTTGGTCGGCCTGGGTTCCGGTTGCGTAGTCCTTAATCACCTGCTGGTTCGCGCGATAGCGCGCCTCCGCCTCCTCCGCGTTGAACGGCTTGCCGTATGTCCGCAACGAGTAGGCGTTGGCTATCGGGAGCATCGCGTTATATTCCTTGGCGCGCTTGGATAGCTGGCTGGGAGCGATAAGCCCGTCCACCATCATCTTTGCGTTTAGCTCTGGCGTCCCTGCTTCGGAGTCGGCTTGCTGGCGGATGAGATTGGCGCGGGCGGTGGCCTCTTCGGTAGCCGCGCGCTTGGCGCGTATGTCGTAAGGCTGCATCTGCTCCTCGCGCGCCTCTTTCTTCTTTGAGGATTCGGTCTCCTGAATGGTGTGCGCATTGGTGAGGAGTTGAGCCTGGGTATTCGCGTTCGCTGCCCATGCTCCCTTAAGCTTGGTGATTTGGTTGCTAATCGTGTCGTTCCCTGCGGGCTCGGTGATGGTTTGCCAGAGCGGTTTCGTCGCATCTTTCGGATCGACGGTCAGGACGGAGTAGGTGAACGGGTTGGGATTGCGCCGGTTGGCTGTGTTCGGCGTCACTTTATACCAGTCAATCTCCCCCTTCTCGTCTGGAATCGGGACTAGGGTATTGCCGTTTGTCCCCATGTGATCGTTGATAACTTCGGGATTGGCTTTGGCGAAGGCCATGAGGTCTTGAGGGGTCTTGGTGTGGGCTATCAGCTCCCCTCCCACCTTGTCCATAAACTCCAGCGTGTTCAGGCGGAATTTCGTCTGATCCTGAGACCACTGGATAGGTCTCTTCTGGGCATTAAAAGCCCCCTCCGCTATCTGCTGGTCTAAAAGGACGTGCTGGGCTTGGCGGAGCTGGCGGGTCTGCTCTACGTCTACCTGCTTCTGCGCCTCCTGCCGACGCTCCTGCGGCTGCTGTAAACCAAACTGCGTACCGGCTGCGGTTGCCCTTGCCAGTCCCCCTGGACCCTGTGAGTTGGCGATACCTGCGGCGGCTCCGCCGAGGGCGGTGGCTGCGATGCGTCCCCACTTCTCCCCCAGGGTGGACGGATCGCGCTCGGCGTGTACCTCTCCCGTCTTCGGATCGCGGCGGATATGCCACGTTTCGTTATCTGTCATGGTGTCGGCAACTTTGCCGAGAGCGTGTCTCCACCATGCCTCGTGATATTGCCTCTCCATCTCAGGGTTGGGGGGCGCGGCCTCACTGGGAATATTGGCCGTCAATGGGGCTGAGGATTCGGGCTGGATCGGCTGCGGTTCCGGTGCGGATACAGACACATTTTCCGGCGTCCCCTCTGGGGGGATCAGGCTGGTCAGCTCAGAGTTTTCAGTCGGCATCGGGTTAGGTGTTGCGCTGGGTTCCATAGCTTCTCCTTATCACGTTCCCATGCCTGGAATCTTGTTCAATAAGCTGGTTCCAACCTTGCCTCCCAGAATGGCTCCAGCGGCTCCCGTAACCGCTCCCCACGGGGCGAAGTTGGCGGCGGCTATCTGGTTCTGGGTGGTGGAGGCTGCGGTTCCTGCGCCGGTGGCCTGTCCTGAGTAGCTGTTGGGATTAATTAGCTGGGCGGTGGAACCGAGGACGTTTGCTGCCGTTCCCCAGTTCTGATAGCCCTGCTGATAGTTGGCCTGGGTGATGGCGTTCTCTCCCTGCGCGCGGGTGGCGGCGGCGGCGTTGGCATTGTTGGCGAGAATTTGGGAGTTCACGGAGCTGGGGAGCATGGTGTTGCCTCCCCCTCGTGCGGCTAGGATTTGGCTGGTTGCGCGCTGCGCTTGCGCGTAATCCGTCGCCACATTCTCCGTGTTCTGCGTTCTCATCGCCGTCTCTTGGGACTGGCTGAATCCCGTCTGGGACGGACCCGCCTGGAGGATCGGAAGAAACGCAGAGGTCAATGCCGTGACAATTCCCTGCTGCTGGCTAAAAATGTCGGCGTACTGCTTGGTCAGATTGGAGTAAAACTCCATCTGCTCATCCCCGATTTTGTTCTGGTTGTCCGTTGATCCGCACATTAGCCTAACCTGCCCTCTCTAGCCTATCGGTGGGAACCGTCCCCACAGCCGACGGCTGCGTTGCATGACTTTCGTACGGGGTCAGCATCCTCGAAAGCAGGTTGCGGGCGTCTGTGAAGCCGAGACGCCGTTTTGCAAACTCCTCAAGATCGGGGCTGTCTACATCGAAGATGATTTCTCTGAATCTGGAGGCTTTGAATATGGCCTCTATCCACGGCAAGCCCTTCAAAAGCCCCAGCATGGTTCTTTTCTTCCCTGCCAGCTCGTGGTCGGCGGTGAATTGAATGTGCATCCTGACGGCGGGGGAGTTCTTGAAATAGAACACCACTCTCCCGTCCGCATCTTCCAGAGCCCACGACGATTCTCCAGGCAGTATGTCCAGAAAAAAGTCCGCCGTTACCTTCTCGCGGTGGTATTCGTCGGCCTGAATCTGTAGCTCAAGATAGGGTCTATCCCTCTCCGTGATCGGCCTCACGGTATACCCCTCAAAGTGGTAGGTCGGAATGTGGTTTGTGCTCATGCCGCAACCTTCCTCCCATACCTGCTCCGCTTATTCTTCGCGTCTGAAATCATCAGGGCGAAGGTTTCGGGGTGGTTCTTTTCCAGCTCCATCAGCCGTTCATATCCCCCCAGGCGGTGGACTTGGCGGGGGGTGATTCCATGCTCGTTTGCCCAGATGGTTTCCTTTGCAATCGGTCTCATGCTCCGCCTCCTCTTTTGGCGGGTAAAATCCTCTGTTGGGGGAGCCCGTTTTGAGCGTAAAACTGGCGGGCAAAAGCATCTCCCGTTGAAGCCATCAGGGGCATCGAAGCGCGCATAAAAGGGCTCCTCGCATTGGGGTCTGGTTCGGGCGGCGGATTGCCCGTTTTATCCTCCCCTGCGGGGGCATTTTGAGCGGGTTGCCAACCCCTCATATTCGGCCTCGCGGATGCCCTGATTGACGGCATTATTGGCTCCTCATTTCCTGCCAGCTTTGCCCGAAAATCGTATAGGTTAATAGCTCGTTATAGGCGTCCTCGGACGGCCAAGTTATCTCCATTTGGAAGTGCCTACACCACGCCTCTTTCTGGTTCTGGGCGAAGTGGTAACGGTCTGAAAGAAGGGTCTGACTGGGGGGGAGAATCGGGGGGTCTTGGCGTGTTCTTTCGAGCACATCAAATTGCCCCGAAATCTCCCCCAGTAGCAGCGCGAGTCCTGGCCTAGTTCCGAGGCGGACAGACTCTAGGGTGATGAATGACAGTGCTGCTAACTGCCCTGGCTGTGCCAGAACAATGTTCCCGAACACGGTACGGACGGAGAAGGTAGCCCCATTGTCCGCGTTCCTGGATCGGTCTCTCTGGAGGATCGGCGCGGTTGCCGTCGATGAGATGAGCAAACGGTAGACGCCTGGAGTTACCTCGACGCTCTGAACACATCCCATCGGGACTCCTGCGAGGAGGGCTTTTGTGCTCCATGCGCTCCCCTGCTCTGGAGCATTGTTCGCGCTCATCCTGTACCACTGGCCGTTATGGTCTGCGGCGTTGGAGGGATTAACCGCTCCGTTCGCCACGTAAAGCGCGGTGTCCAGCGTCGATTGAGAGTGATAGGTAACGTAGCTGGCTGCGGAGTCGTACTCGTCCAGAAGCCGGTCAGCGATAGGGAAGCCCACCTCCATGATCCCCGCGCTGGGGTCTAGGGCGACGAGTTGATTGTTGCCCATGAGCATGTAGGGCGTAGTTTTGTTGACGGTAAAGCAGTCATAACTCCTGAGTGGAAGGTTCTCAATGAAGACGACCATATAAAGCGGGTCGGCGTCGGTTGCGCTGCCGAGGATGATGTAGGCATCCCGCACCGTGAAAACCACCATGCCGAGGGAGCAAGCCCAGAAGCGGGTAATCTTCGATTGCGCCACGAGCTGAATATCAAACCCTGCGTTTCCGCTTGATCCGCCCACTGTGGCATCAGGTCCAGAGCTGATCCAAACCACGTTCCCCACGGCGGCAAAGATGCGCCCCAGGTGATAGCCGAGACACGTTGCTCCTGCTGGGAGCGGTGTACCTTCGCCTCCTACCTGTGCTTGCCATTCGGTGTTAAGTTCGGAGTCGGCTTTGTTGTCGATGTACGTCCACTTAATCCCCAGTCCAGGGTTAGGAATAATATCGAGTTGGAGAAGTGTGGAGCCTCCCTGCGCGGTGCGGAATATAACCACCTTGTCAACGTTCGCCTGCCCGCTGCCGTCACCCTGTACCGTTACCTGATTGCCCTGAATCACGAGGATCGGCGCGGACTTCGGGCTAAGGTTGCTCAAGTCGGCGGTCGATGAATCCATGTATTCGTAGCCGTAGACAACCGGCGCGGAGCTGGGGACGCTGTAGCTTCCTACGTTCTGCCAGATAACTTGCGTGTCCGCTGTAAGCGCGTAAATCTGGCTCTCAAACTTCGACGGCGGACTGGCTCCAGATGTACCTAGCTGGTAAACGGTCTGGAGGTATCCGTTCGGGTCTACGATGTGCGGGGCGGTGGTGATGTTGTTGCCTACTCCACTGGGGTTTCCTTTGAGCGTGGCTATGTCGCTCCAGCTCAGAACGCGGCCAACGTTTTGCCAGATGAGACCTGTGTTTCCGTCTCCAATCTGCATCCCGATTTTGCTTGCGGCTCCCCAGTTTGGAGCGGTTCCGCTGCCATTGGCCTCGCCTCCGTGGACGGCCACAAAAAGTTGATCCGGTGTCCCCGCTGGGTTCGTAATCTGGCCTATCACCATATCGCCAAGGGCATACCCTAAAGCGGAGACCCAGGCTCCCGCTCCCATGTTGACCCATGTGATCGTGCCGTCGATGGAGGAGACTGCCCAGTTAGGCTCTCCTGAGCCTATGTGTCCGGTCATGGCGGCATCGCCTTCAACGGCGAAGTGTCCCCAGCGGTGGAGGTTGTTATCGCTCCCCTTAATCACCACGTAATTCCAGAAGACAGTCGGCACGTCGGGGCGGGGAACCCATGCCGCGTGAATCATGCTGTTTGACCACTGGGGGTTCGGGTTCGGACGCGGAGCCTGTGTTGCTATCGGTGCTGTCGTCGGAGCTGCGATGCCCCAGGGGGATACCGTCCCCCATACGCCGGTTGCGGGGTCATATTGAATTTGCTTGTTATCGACGCCGTTCGTGAAATAGAGCGTGTTGCCTACACCCAGAAAAAAGGTGTCTTTGGCTCCTGCGGATTTGGTGAAGATCGGCGTCAGATTGGGCGCGGTTGCGTCGTAGACGGTAAGCGCGGTGTCGGCCATCACGCGGATTACTTCATCGGTGAGGGTGAAGGTATTGAAGCTGTAAAACCGCTTCACTGGAGGAATCGGGTTCGCGTTGTAGACGCTTGAACCGGCGCGGCGTTTCAGCGTGAGGCGCGCGCTGATTTCAGAGTTGTAGCCGGTGAGGATGGAGTCCTGCCGTCCCATCCCGTAGTGCTCCTGATAGTCGCTGGTGGCGGCATCGCGGAGCGGGGAGCGGTTCGTCCACAACCCTGTAAATATGCGGTTCGTGTGCAGCGGCGCGAAGTTGGTAGGCTCCGCCCCTGCGCCCGCCTGTTGTAGAGCATTACCCATTCGCGCGCCCCATCGCTCCCTGTTGCGTTGCCATGCTCTCGCGCGCCTGTTGGTTCATCAGGTCTAGGAAGTTGCCGAGGAAGATATTGCGCTGCTGCGCCGTCAATCCGTCCTGTGATCCGAGGAGATGGCTGGCGAATTTAGAGAGGAAGATCGGCGCGCGCGCGTCTTTGGTGAGGAGAGAACAAAAGCCGAGAAAACCCCAATCGTAGATATACGAAAGATGATCCGGTATGGGAGCCCATGTGTTTGCCAGCGACGACATTAGGATCGGCGCGCGCTGGTAGTGTCCATCTATTGCATACGCCACGTCTGGCAGCGTGTTAAGGCGGAGGGTTACGTTTCCGTCTTCGTCCTGCAAATTCATCGCGGCGGAGCTGGGGCGTTTGACTGCGCTTTCTGCGGCTAGAGAGCTTGCGATGTTGGTGATTTCTGTCACCTTGCCATCGGGGTCTGTGAGCCACACTTTTTCGACAAAGTGAAAGTCTGGAAGAAACAGCAAATAGTCTTGTCCCCATGAGGTCTCCGAGGGGTCTAGGTCGATGTGAAATTCCGCGCGGTTCCATATCCAGCGAAACGGCGGGCTGAGGATGGTTTGCTTGGTGAGATTGGCGGCGGTGATCGCGGGCTCTCCGTTCGATATGTTCACGGGCTGATAGCCAATGAAGGGCATCGAGAAAAGCGCGCTGGCCTGTATGTTCCGCGTTACGCTCATCTAGGCAACCTCCGAGATTTCCCAGCGCAATTTAGCCTGAAGAGGTGTCTTGTCCACACGTGGCCGAGATGGAACACTCCAAGACCGTGCCTCTACTCGTCCGACACACTTCCATCCTGCGGCGATAACTGACGTGCCTAACTCCGTGGCGAGGGTGTAAGTCACCATGCGCCTATACCCCATCGCGCGCGCGGTTCGCCACGCTGCCGCATACAGCGCGGAGCAAGCGTTTTTTGTTCCGTCAGTGACTAGCCTTGTCACTTCGAGCGTGAATCCGTCTTGAAGTATTCGCGCAACAGGTCTCCCCACGATGCAGACTCCAACCACCTTGTCTCCTTCGGCTATCCCGATACTGAATCTGTGTCCCACTACGCTGCCATGATGACGGTGGTGTTGCCGCACGAAAGCGTTGGCCTCGTCCAGTTCGCACGGCACAATGCAAAGAGTCTTCACTAGCTCCTCCACCCGTAGCGGTAGGGATACGGTCCTGGGTCTGTCGCGTAGCTGGGAGCCATCACGCTTTTATCTGGAAAGAATCCTTTGCTCTCGTCTTCTCTGTCGTTCTGCTTGGTCTCGTCCGCCATCGAGCCTTGCCACGCAAATTTCATGTTTTCGTATTTGGCTTTTACCTGGGGGTTGGTGCTGTAGCGGTGGGCATAGGCGATACATCCGTCCAGAAACCATTTGCTCTCGTCGTCGGGTACGGGGTCGATGGTCTGCTTGAGCTTGGTAAATCGTGGGGCTTTCTTCTGCGCCCAGAGGCGGATAAGCCACACGTTTCCCCCGCTCGGCGGCATGGGGTTAAAGCGAAATCCCTGAGCATCGGGGCTGACGACTATCCACTGGCAAGTGCCGTCCTGAACAATCTGGCCGGTTATGTCTGCGGTGAGGTCTGGGTTCGGGTTGCTGGGGCTGATGGGTGGATAGGTCGCGGCGGGGGCGGTGGCTCCGGTGGTTCCAAAGGTGTAGAGGGCAAGCAGCGTACCGTACTTGTCCGTGATGTTGGTTGGCGGGTTTGAGGGGTTGGTCTGCGCGCCTATCGGCTGCGCGTATACCTTGCCCGCTCCAGGCCACGGAGCCATCTCAAGGTCACGGTTGTAGAACCAGCACACTTGATAGGGAAACCCTCCCTGTACGTTGCTCATCTGTAGATCGCGGACGGCGAAGATCGGCCACGTTGGGGGAGGGTAGGTTGAGCTGTTCACGTCCACACGCAAACTGTTCTCAAGCCAGCCGATATTTTTGATCGGGGAGAGGTAATCCTGCTGGAGCGAATTGAGAGGGAAGGGCGGGACTTTCAGACGGTTCCACTTCCACGGGTAGCGGACGGAGAGGAGCTCGCTCATCACATCGTTACCGATAGTGATAGCGGGCTCGTCCGCCCATCCTCCTGTGCTGTTGAAGACGGGCTGGAGGTCTCCGATTGTGGAGACGGAATCCATTATGTCTTGAAGTGTGATCGTTGAATTTCCCACGCTTCCCCCTCCTCCTACTTAGCCGTCTGCGGCTCGGTCAAGGCTTCGATTTTCTTCTGCACCTTCTCGGCGTCCGCGGCCTGTTTGTCATAGGCTTCGGAGTTGATCGCGGCCTCTTCCTCGGCCTTGCCCAGCAAGTCCGCAACCCGCTCCGCGTGAATCTCTGTGACGGTGGGAACGTCTAGGGGCTCCGGCTCCGGCTCCGGTGGGGGCGGTGGCGGTGGCGTCTTCGGTGGAGCTGGCGGTTTGGCTTCTTCGGTCTTCATGTGCGGCCTCGCTTTCTTCGGCTTCGGCATTGGCTTTTATGCCGCGTCTTCGTCTTCGGGAGCGAAGGCAAACAGAACCGTCCCCCCTGGCTCGTTGTCAGTTGGAAGGTTGATCGCATAGCGGTAGTCGGCCATTTCGAGCTTGTACTGCGCGCGCTGTTCGGGTGTGGCCTTCTTGGACAGTGGCTCCGGTTTCCGCCAGACCTTGTAGCATCGCTGGCAAACCACGATGGTAGGACCGTGGGAGAGGGTGTAAGTGATGACGGCGAAATTCGAGTCATTACCGGCGTATATCTGGCCTACACCTTTGCCGCCTTTGCGGTGGGTGCATCCTGACTGGATACGCTCCTGGTTCGACTTGTCGCGACGCAAGGACATTTCGATGGCCTTCGCTCGGCTGTCGCGCCCCAGGCGGTCTTGCTGGCGTTTGGCTGCGGTCTCTCGCGCCTCTTCGAGCTGGAGATTTTCCAGCTCCTCCATGATTTGCTTTCTGTCTACGGGCATAAACCTCTCCTGCTTTAGAAGTGGGAAGGCGGGTTGTCCCCGCCTTCCGTTATGAAGGCATGATGCAGTTACGAGATAGTGCTAACGGCGTCGATGTAGCGGATGCGCTGAACCGGATCGGGTGGAAGGGTTCCAGCAAACATTGTGTTGTAGCTGGCAAATCCCCCAATCATGCGCGAAGGATCGTAACCGCTGGGCTCGGTCAACCGGCGAACCCATACATTAAGGTTCCTCCAATTTCCCTCCCCAATCTGGGTGTTTTCCTTTGCGCCAAACGAGATGCTGATGAGACCTTCCGCGCCCACGAGGTAGGTACGGAGACCCGTCTGCGTTGTCCCGCTGTAGTTCGGCGTCGCCTTAACAAACGTCGATTGGAAGAAGGTTGCACCTCCCCAGTCCAGAACGGTAACGGCGTCACCATCCGGCGCGGGGAGCTCCTTCAACCGCTCATTTCCCTCGGCTGTCCGCTTCAAAACGTCAGTCAGGGAATTGTTGGTGGAGTCAACAAGGATCGAGCCCACGGCGAACGGATGGATTACACCGAAATAGCGTCCGTCCTCGAAGGGAAGGGCATTGACTCCCTGGAGGCTCTGGACGGCGGCGGTAATGTCCGTTGTCGCAATCGTCGCGGCTGCGACTTTCGAGAGATGGCCTACCAGCGGATCGACGCCGTTTGCACCATCGGCCACGTTCTGGAGGATGATGTTTACGACCTGAGCCAGACGGTATGCCATCTGTACGCCAAGAGCTTCAAGCGCGGGGTCAATCGCGGTTTGAATGGCGTACGTACTAATGTTCATGTAGTCCGCAAAATTAAGAATCGTGGTGGTGTTCTGCACGACGCTTACTGTCAGACCAGTTTGGATCACACCTTCCGCTGCCGTCGTTGTCGGCGGAGCGGGTAGGTTTTGGTACATATAGAGAACGAGCTTATTACCACTGTTCTCGTCTAGCTGGCGTCGTGACGTGCAGCGCATCCACGGCGTATTTCCCTTGAGGCTCTGGATAAAAATTTTGTCGAACTGCGTGACGACGGACTGTGGAAGATTTGTTGTAAGGTTCGACGCTGGAGAGACACCAACCCCCAGCACAAGGGCGTGGACTTTACCCACTCCACCCAGGTACGCAATCGAGCTTGCGCCCATCGCACAAACAAACTCGATGAGCGGAACGATAACGCGCTGAAAAAACATTCTGCCGCGCTCGGCGGCTGTACTCGTGTTTCGCATGGCTTCCCCCTCGCGGGTGAGGTCACGCGCCCATCGCATCTACCTGACGGCGGAAGTCTGGATCACTCCGAAGTTTATCGTTGTACTCCGCTCTGCTCATCCGTTCAATGTCGGCGCGTGTGTATTGCTTTCGCTGGGGCGGCGGCGGCGCGGATGCGGATGCATCTGAGTGCCGTAGTCCCGTCGATACGCTGCGAGGTCTCGGAGAGGGAGCTGGTTGGGCTGTTGTCTGTCCGTTCGCGTAACCATTTCCGCTGTAGGCGGGTTGCATTACGGGTGCAGGTATTGGCTCCTGCGGGATTTGCTCTTGAGAGTCGTCCGGCCACGGGATGAGGTTGCCCCTGTCCCTGAGTGTCTGGAGGGCTATCGAGAGATTGTTGCGGGTAAAGTCCCAGCCGTTCGCTCGAATCTCATCGAAGAGAAGGTCGCGATTTTGCGGTACTGGGTAGAAGTCTGGATTTTCTTCGCGGAAGGCTGTCGCCTCCTCGCCAAAGTATCGGTCTTGCTCTTGTGCGTTCATGCGGCCAAACTCGTTTCCCAGCTTGTTCGGAGATATGCCGGTGCGTTTGGTCACAATCTCTTCTACGGCTTCGACAACCTTCCTCGGATCGGTGATTTCTTCACTGAGGCGGAGACGGTCTTCGGGGGTTATGTCTTTTTGCTCTACTCTGATTTGCGCCCTCCCCGTGTCGGGCTTTCGCAAGCGGCTAATCTCGCGGTTGGCGTGTACCTGTGAATCCGCCAAGGCGTCCGCCACTTCGTCCATCGTCTTCCCCTTGAACGTCGAAACGCGCGCTCCTGCGGCGTTCTCGATAACGAGGATATAATCACCATTCTCGTCCGGTTGTTTGTCGTTGAGCCATCTCTTTTGCATAGTCCCTTTTCCTCTTGTGCACCTATGTCCAGTTGACGGGCGGGGGGCGTGTGGGGTCTAGCAGATTTTCCTGCCATGCCTCGCTCTCGGTCAGTTCTGGTACAGGCGGTTGTTTGATCTGGGAGGCTAGATAAAACTTCGATTCGCTATCAATTTTTTCCTGAACATGGATAAAGAATTGCCATGCCACTTTCGCCATCTTGTGGTTTGCAAGCACAGCGGGTTCATTGTCGGCATCGGTGTTAATGAGTATGGATTCGGTTTCAATGCAAACCATCTCCATGAGGTCTAACAGATCGGGGTACACCTCTGAGTTGCGGAGGTTGAGAAGGTTTCTCCGTTGAATGGGCTTGAGCTCGGCGGTTACGCCGAAAGTCCGCTCCGTTCTGTAATCCTGCTCCACGGTTTAGGGTCTCCTTACGTGTTCGAGCCCGAATAATATTGACTGCCCTGCATCTGCCGTTCATCCGCCGTCCGCTCTGCGAAGCTGGCGGCTCGGTCAAGCGGCGATTCGATAGCGGCCTGATGCGTTTGCTTGATGGTCTGGGTGGCGATACGTCCCGCAATTTTCTTGTCTTCAAGCTGCATATCGCCTTGTTGCTTTTGGTTGAGTAAGGCAGATTTGGAGGACTGTTCGGATGCGGCTTGGCTCTGCTGTTGCCGCATCTGTTTCTCTTCGTCGGTCATGGGGACAATGAGGTCTCGCTTGTTCTTCCACTCCGACATTTCCAAAACCATGTTCACCAGCTCCATCGCGTTCACCTTGTAGCCGGTCTCTGAGAGCTGCTGGACGAGAGCCTGATTTCCGAACACTTCCAGAAGGAAGGGAAGGGCTTGAGCCATCTTGTTTTTCGCTGCCAGCCGCGTCCCTGCCAGAGTGTCAAACTTGATAACCGAGTCCATGAAGTCCTGAAAGTCGGGGGCGAGGTCTTCGGTGCGGTCTGCCAGAATCTCGCGGATTTCGCTAATAGGCATCCGCTCTTTAATCATGCGGTGGACGAAACGCAGATAGGGGAGAAACACTCCGTCGATAACCCGCTCAACGGGGGACTGTAGGCGTGTCGATGATGCTTGCCCCACAATCCCCGCGCCAGTCCCTGAACGGACGATGCTTGATCCGCGTCCTGGTATCGAGCCCTGTACGGTGGCTTGATCGGCTCCGGTGGCTCCCTCGGCGGACGCTACAACGGACTGGATCGCCCGCCACGCATCGGGGGGAACCTGCGGCTGTGCTACTAGCGCAATCGCTTTGGTGGCGTCGGCTCCGTCCACCATGCGGATACCACCCAGGCGGCGGCGTTGATCCTGTGTCGGGACGTTGGCTCCGCGCGCCACGGCGTATTCGGGCTGAACCGCGAAGGCGAGAATATCAAGCAGACTGTTTAACATTCCCTGCTCAACACGTTGATCCGCTCCAGCGATGCGGCCAACCCCCATCCCATAGCCCGCGTTGTCTATGTCCCAATAGTTCGCGGAGAAGAATGGTTTTTCACCGAGACCATGCTGTCCGTTGCGGATTACGATTTTTTTCTGGAGGACAACGCGAACCTGTGTTCTGTCCCACCACTCCAAAACCTGCATCGGCTTTTTCAGCGGGTCTTCTGACCATTCAAAATCTGGACGCTCGGCATGGTGGACGCTGGTGTTTGCCAGCATCGCTTGTTCCGTGGAAGAGATGCCTTCGGGTATCTCGGTGTCTTCCATGAAGGCGGCGCGGAGCTGTTCGTCGGAAGGTATGTCGTACTCTGGATTGTTGCGGAGCTGCTTGAGGTCTTCATAGTCCAGATACATCTCGTGGACTATCCACTTCGCTTTCCAGATTTGCGATGGTGACGCCCATTGAGGATCGACAAAAACCGTCCCCAGTTCGCATTTTTCAAAGGTCGGACGGTTGCGCGTTATCTCTACGTCGGTAGCCTCAAACTCATCGCTCTCTGCCGTATAGATCGGCATGGAGCGGCCTAGCGGCATCGGGACAGTCGGCGGGGCTTCCTTGCGCTTGTAGTGGGTCTGGACTTCGGTGATGGTCTCCCAGCCTCCCTTAAAAATTACTGTCCCTTGATTCACCATCCCCTGTATGCCGTAGCTCATCTCCTGTTTGAAGTGGATTTCGTCCAGCTTCTCGGATATAAGCTCTTTCCATGCGCGGGCGGTGTCCTGGTGGGTGTTGGGGCGGGGGCGAATCTCAAACGGAGTCGCGTCGTTAAAGAAAATTGCTCCCGTAATCGCGGGAGCCAGTGAGTTTACCTGCTTTGCTACGGTGAACCTTGATACGTTGGCGCGTGTGACTCCAGAGCCCTCAAAGACTCCTAACATTCGCGGGGACTGATAGAGAATATCGCTACTCGTCCAGTCCAGCGGCCAACGGCGGTCTTCGAGCCACGCGGACGCGCGCTCGTAGTCCTGCACGACGATGCTTAAAGCGGCCTCGTCTGTGTACTTAGGGGGGAGAGAGGAGCCTGGGGTCTCTACGTCTTTCGCGCGGACGGGTTGCGTCCAGTTGGATTGCGGCACGAATGTAGACGTAGCAGCGGCCATAGACGCCTAACCTCAAAACCGAAAACGTTACATCGGGTTCGGGTCGGCGTTGCTTTCTACGTCCAACCACTTCCGTAAGCTCTGGGCGTTTAGTTTCTTATGTTCGCTAAACGACATTAGGAAAGTTCACTGGATAGTACACCTTAACGGGCGGCGGATAAAACCGTCCGCCCGTTTTTTATGCGTTCATGCTGAAATTCGCCAGCTCAAGGGTGCAAAGGGGCTCCGCTTCCTCTCCCTCGGCGGGCGGCGGCGGGGCTACATCGGGGACGAAACTGGCTCCCACGGCGAAGATATACAACGGGTCTTCGGGGGTTATGTCGTCTGGATGGTGTTCTAAGTCCATCGACGCTATCGGGTTGCTGGCTACGTTGGAATCGAACAAGCCCTGCATCTTGCCCGAACCAGGGAAGATCATGAGGTCTTTGCCTCGAATCATCCACATGGTTATGGGAAGATCGGCGGTTCCGCCTACGGGCTCGGCGGGGGCGATGCCGAGGGGGAGCCACTTTTCAGGGTTGGCGGATTCGCTGTCCACGTCTCTCTTAGACATTCCGTAAAGCGTGAGGGTGATGGCTCCAGGGACAGCGGCCTTGACTGTCCCCGTGGCGACAATATCGAAGAGGATGAGGTCTAGGTTGCTGCTGCCTGGGACGGTGAGGGTGGCGGGGGCTTTCTCCTCGTCCCTCATCATGAAAAGGGCGGGCTCGGCGTCCATGAGCTTGAGCGGGTTGGATGGCGGGGCATTATCGACAACGGACATAGTAGGCTCCTTTACTTTTGTGTGGCGAGAGCGGCTTGCCATGCTGCACGAGCGATAGTCTGGTCGGAAATATCTTCTGCTTCCCAATCTTTAGAATCTCTAAACTTCGCCCACCATTCCTCAAACTGCACCGCAGGTTGCACTTCCTTTCGCTGATCAGTCATTTCTTCCTCGATTTCAGGGCGCGGATAATGTTGTGAACGGCATGAATGTCACAGTTGCATCCTTGCTTGTTGTCATAACGGCAAGCACAGAGGGTAGCGTCAATCTCGTCCATTACTTCCAGAAGATCAGCATTAGCAGCGAGGGCGGCTTTTAGCTCACGCTCATAAGCCAATCCCTTCGCTATCAGAATTATGTACATGCGTTCAGGATCGGAATACTTAGCGGCATTATCCCAAGAGGCTTTGGCTTCTGCTTCATCTTGGGAAGTGGGCTGCGGCAACTCTAATTCAGCCATTCAGCCCTCCAAGGATATTCTCCAGACCCAGCTCGTTAAATCTCTCATCCATCGGATCGGGCTGCTCGTTCTCCACCTCTTCCGGTTCTGGCTCCGGTGGAGCGTACTTTCCGCGTCCATAGACGAGGTTGAAGTGATCGCGCTCCATCGCTGCCTTCCATGCGGAATCTTCGTTATCGAGGTCTTCGGCGGCGATGCTCTGAGGAAGGTGATCGGCCACGCGGGAGACCACATCAGGCAGAGCGTTATCTGGAATCATGGCGTACTGCGTAAATTCGAGCATGAGGGACTTGATCTGCTTGAGCCCTGCAAAGAAGAGAAGGCGTCCGCCAGAGAGTACGGCTTCGATGTTGCGGATTCGCAAGTCCCGCTCCCCCGTGTCCTCCTCCCCCAGCTCCGCTCCCGTCCAATCCAGAAACAAGTCCCAGCCGGTGGTAAGGGCATAGTTGTGGATCGCGCTGCTCATCAGGCGCGCCCCTGGGCTGTCTTCGATGGCTATACGGTGAAGGTGGTACTTGCGCGCGGTATTGACGACGAGGCTTGCTAGGCTGCTCGGCTTGTAGTGTCCCTCTATCGCGTCGATGATGTAACAGCGGTTGCGGAAGAGTTGCCCCACGGCACACGCGGCGGTCTTCCAGTTGCGCCTCTGGCAAGGGAACCGCCAGTGGATCACGGTCTCGCCTTCGAGCGGGAGATGGGCTTCCTCCACCATCGCGGAGAGCATCTGGCTCTGCGCGAATACCACCTCGGCGGAGCCGTACTCGTCCAACATGTACTGTGTCATGAAGCTATCGAATCCGCTCTCAAATTCTGTTCTCAGGTAGTCGTAGCTGAGGATCGTGGGGAAGTGCAGAATCACGTCCTCTTCATCGGGGAAGCCGTTGGGGTCTAGGCGTTCGCCGTTCTTGAGGGTCATGGCGGGTTGGATGATACGGCGGATCGTTCCTGGGCGTGAGGTCAGCACCTCGTCCGTGAAAATATCCAGACTGCCGTAAATGGTTCCTACCTTGAGCTCGATACCGAACGGCTTGAGGACTTTCCGGTTGAGCTTGTATTTCTTCGTCGTCGTGGCGCGGGTCTCTGGCTTCTGCGAGTTCCTGTTGTTGCTCACGTCGTCCACGATGAGGACGTTAGGGTGGTATCCGCTAACACCCGCCTCCACGCTCTCCCCCCAGATCGCGGGCTCGATGATGCGGGGCTCCATCTGGCGGACGGCGGCGGTAAACTCCCCGCTGTCGCGCTGGCTCTCTATGCAAAGGTCTCCCCAGATGGCTTGAAAGAGCGTCGGCGGAGCCTTCGTCCTTCGGATGAAGAAGCCCGCCACCTGATCCACGAGGTCTTTGGCGAGGTCTCCGCGTCCGGTCATGAGCATGATTGCGATATTCGACGGCCAACAGATGATGAGCTGCGCGCAATTCGCAAGGGAGAGGGTCGTCTTGAAGACGCCACGGGGGAGAAGAAGGGAACCGCGCCTGAGATATTGGCGCGCGGCGTCGGTGAGCCATTCTTCCAGCGTGAGTTCGGGGGATTTGGGAAGGAAGTAGTCCAGAGCCTCGCGGTGAATCTCTTCATCGACTAGGCAGAAGCCCAGCACCCAGGACAGGGCGAGGAGGTTGTGTTGCGTCACCCTGCGGGCGTCCTCGCGGATTTCGGGGTCTCTCAACACCAGCTCCGTCAGCTCGGAGCGATAGGCGCGGTTGTCTCCGTTCTCTTGGTTGAGGTCTCGGAGTTTGCGCCAGTTGAAAGGCATCACATGATCCAATTCACGTAGAAAAATGCGCCGATAAGGGCGAGGACGGCGAGGTAGAGTATTACGCGGCCAACAGACACCCGTTTGCTGGCCTCTGGATAGGGCTCATTCGTCTCCATCGTCGTCGTCCTGGCCGAGATGCTGTTGCATGTGAGACATAAGCTCCTGGGGGCTGTTAAGGGCATATTCGGCCTCTCCGTGTTGTCCATCTGTCGGCATGTTGCCTAGTTTGTCGCGGAGCATGTGGCGGGCAATGAATTTACCCTTTTCTGCGGTGCGGCGGACGTGGATTTCATGGGGGCGGAGCTTTTTGCCCTTGCTGCCCAGAATCTTCGCTGCGGATTCAGGCATTTGATCGGCTAACGGGTGTGCCATCGCTGTCCTCCGTGACTCTGACGTGAACGATTATGGATTCATCCACCCGCTCCAGCCGATACCACTTGCGCGGATCGGGGTGAGCAATCTCATAGAGGATTTGCGGGATGATGGAGAGATGGATGAGTGCGCCGTCGATGCAGAGGCTGTCCCCGTCAATCGAGATGCAAGCCGGTTGTCTCATCTCCGCCACGGTGCGTTCTCCCCCGTGTACTGTCCCGCGTTCTTCGGGTTGACCACCCAACCCCCTGAGCTGACGACACCACAACACTCCGCGCCCACCTCTTCCCTGGGGATGATTAGCTCTCCCTTGTGAACGATGGCTGGACCCGTCTTCTGGACGATTCCACCAGTCTTGTATTTGGG